CATTAAACCCACTCCAATTTCCACTACCACTAAAATCTCTATCTGTTTGATTTGTTATTTGTTCAATTCCACCATTACCTGAATGTGTTGGCCCATGAGTGTATATCATTATTTTTGAAGAACTGCTATGTGAACTTACTGTAGAATTTAATTCTCCTCTTTTAAAAGTAATAGTTTTTGCAGAAGCATCCATAGCGACAACTTTCATAATCTCTTGGCCTATTATAACATAATCACCAAAAGAAAATAAGTCTACACCATTATAACTACTATCTGCTGAAGCTGTTCCTATGCTTGTTTCATCTCCTGTAGAGGCTGAAGACATTGTAGATGTTATATATCCACCTGTATTGTAAATAGTCTGTGCAACTCTTACACCACCTTCATCATTTAAAGAAAACTCTTTGTTTTCTCCGTCAATTATTCTACGCAAATAAACTTGAGAACCTGATGCACTCCTAACATTATAATATCTATTATTTAGTTCTGTGTTTGCAGTTTTGCCATATATTCTAACTACATCACCTGCCTGTACATTGATTTGAGAATTTCCCGTTCCAATAGTTTTGTTTAATTCTACATATGTTATAGATGAATTTACATTATGATTGGAATATGCTTTTGTTATTTGTGCATTTACACCATGATTATAAGTATAAGAAAAAGCATACAACCCATGTCCTGGGTCTTGAAATCCAGTTGTTCCTACAGAGTTGCCATTATCAGAATATTGATAATACAATCCTTCCCCTGATTGACTATTTGCCTTACCAAGAGGCCTTAATACACCTGGTCTTTCGATTGACGCCCCTTCTGAACGTGCAAGAGCGTTATCTTCAATATCTCTAGGAGAAGAGTCGGTATTAAGACCTTTAGTAAAGTCACGAATTGTTAAAGTCTTTTTAGGCATTAATCGTCTATAAGAGCTTCTTTAACAACATCTTCAACAGAATCCCAGATAGCATCTAATACTTTTGCTTCTGTTTTTTCTGAAACAAACGGAATATCAATATTCTCGTTCATTTTTATTATCATTTTTTCTTTCATCTCATCATTGAATATATATCCAGCAACGATTTTTCCAAAACCTGACATTATTATTCTCCTTTATTATTAAGCGGTTTCTGCTATAAACATTTCTAAATCACAAGCCGCAGTATCAGCATCTGCCTTTATTGTAGACAAATCTTGTAGATTAGGGGTAAATGTTAGCGTTCCATTTGTTACTGAGCCACCTGTTGTAGAGGCAGATAACTCAAAAGAAGTTACTGCTCCAGGAATATTTACTGAAGCTACTGTAGCTCCACCTGGTATTCCCGTACCTGAAACAGACATTCCCTTTTTAATCTTAGCACTTGCATCACAAGCTATAGTAGGGTCATCATTATAATCGCATGTTGCATCTGTAAAAGTTTCCATTCCTAAATTAACAATATTTGCTGAACATACATCAGCCATACCGCCAGAATTATCTCCTGCAAGTATAAAAGATTGCCCTGCATCTACCTTAACTTGAAATTCATCTGCATTCTCATTTTGGAATGTTAATGTTAAATGGTTAGTGTCATCTAAATTAGTAAACCTTAGATACTTAACTTTTCCTGGAATATGAGTTCCAGCAGCAACTGATGAACCAAAACTTAATATTGATGCTTCAGTAGTACCTATTGTTACTAACCTCTTTGTTATATTTGCTATACTAGCAATCGATTTGCTTTGAGTGCTACCATAACTTTTGTTATTAATCGTAATATCTTCAGTTACTGTAACAGTCATCGTTGCAGCATTATAAGCTGTCAATCTAGACATCTTCTTCTCCTTTGTTTATTTTATAGTTACATTTAAAATCTTTAGATGGGTCCGTTATACCTTCTAATGTTTTAATACGGTCTTCCAAATTCTTTACTTTTATATCTAATTCATTATCATCAAAAACGTAGTTCATTATTTTATCTAATTTAAAATGTTTTGCTAATTTATTAGCGACAGTATTTATAACCATTTTAGTTAGCATCATAATTTCATAACTTTCTTAAACATAACTAAACACATAATTATAAGCATAACACTTGCTATATCCATTAAATGGTTTCCACTGTCTGATTCAACAGTCACTATAGGTGTCTCAATTTTAAACTGTTTGGTTTTATTCATCTACCATTCCACCTTTTTCCATAATCCTTAAAAACTTATCTTTTAGGCCATTTCCGCTTAATCTAGCAATAATTTCTACTTGAGCTTTAAAAATACCATTTAACTTTTTTTGTTCCATTTGAACCAACTTTTGCTGGTCAATTAATTTAATAATAATACCTTCCAACCTCTTGAAATCTTGGTCTAACTCTGTCATTAGAGTTTCCTGTATGAACTTGTTTTGTCTCCATATAAAGAATCCGAACGCTATTGTCATCGCAACGGGTATTCCAAATTGTTCCAGCACTGTAAATATATCCATTATTTATCCTTTTCAATATAGTTCCCTTTTAGGAGGGTCAGCAGTCCATTTTAACCCATGGTCAATCAAATCTTGAAGTTGCTCATTTGTTGGTTTATATTTAGGGTCAGAAAGAAGAGAATCTATAACACTAAGGTGCTTATTTTGTTCGCCCGTAAAGTCTGGAGCTAAAGCTGATGCATTATTAATTAAGTCAACAATAGTTCCTTCAGCTCTATTTCCTCTCCATGTTCCACGAACCTCATTAAATAAACCAGCAAGAAAAGTTGGCATTGTTCCATACTTCTTTTGAGATAAAGCTTGACCATAATAATGTTCCAAAGCATCCAAATCTGTTTCTGGTAAGTTGCTTTTATTATATTGTGGAAATCTATCATAAAATCCATCAATATTATGGACCAATTTCCCAGTTTGAGGGTCCTTTTCAGCATGTCCATAAAACAACCTAGTGAAAGCTTTTGCAAGATTTTCTATACCATCAACATCTTCTCTAGAAAATAGATGACTTGCTATTTTTTTTGCTGCATCAGTACTCATTTTTTATTCCCATCTATAAGTTCTCCCCATAATGAAGTCTTTCCGTTAATAATTTGAATAATATGAACTGTAAATAATCCTCTTGCATAAAAATCAACTATTGCAAATGCATGTGCCCAGTTAATAGGTCTTCCACCAAGCCAAGAATTTGCTTCATCTTTCATATTTTTTAAACATCCAATACTCCATGCAGACTTTGGTCCATCCATATGAGTAGCAGACATTTGTTGTAAATCATGCCAATGTCCATACATTATATTACACCCAAGTTTTCGAAGGTGATTAGCAGTATGGTATTGACCGCCATATTGATGGCCATGATAAAAGTAAAGTTTTCCCATTCGAAGCTTTTTGCCCATCGGGTAGTATTTATAGCCCCGTTCATCAAGCTTAACAGCATTAGCAAATTTATACTGAGGAATATAGGGATATTTTTCAACTGCAAAATTAAGCCAATTATCATGATTGCCTTCAGTAATATGCTTTTCTTTACAATTAACTTTATCCAAGCTTTCATCGATTTGGTCCATCCCTGCGTTAACATCTTTTACATCCTTATCAAAGTCGTCTATTAAGTACTCTAGTGGTGGGGCTTTTTTTCTTTTAAATCTCCAAGCACTAAATGCGTGCCATTCTCCAACATCACCAATATCTACATAAGCGTCTGGTTTAACTATTTCAATCGCCTTTTTCAAGACATTGATTGAGGGTTGGTCATGCAAGGGAAAATGTTTATCTGGGGTAACTATTACCCTTTTTACAACTCCTGTATCCATATATGATACCTCATATTATTAAGTAACATCATCTAGTATGGCCGCAACCATACATTGTACTTTATTTCCCCCCGTACCTGCACCTGCTTTTTGTCCTGATATAGCATGTATATCTGCTATGGTTGCCCCATTCATTTTTGCAAACCAACATTCTCCAGGACCTATTTCAATTGCATCTGCTGTATTATGAGCAACTGTATCTCCATCTAATACAATATAAATACTATCTGCTGTATTTGAAGTAGAGCCATCTTCTCTAACACTTAAATGCTTTATAAATAAAAATTTAACTTTATCGCTAACTGACGTTACAGCACTTGAACCTGATGTATCAACACTAGTTGGTGTAGCTCCTTTACCTATATATGCTCCAGTTGTATTTTCTAGTAGGTCCGCACTACTAGTCGTAACATTGGTTAGTTTATAATACCATCCTTCTGTCGCATCAGCAGGAGTATAAACAACAGATATATTCTCTAATGTTTTAGCTATCTCTGTAGGTAACAAAGTTGC